CTCGCAGGGAGCGACCGCAGAGGCAGAACAGGCGGATAATCAGAGAAGTGGGAGAGAGGGTGAAACGGGGAGAGGAGGGGGAAATAAGGACAAACTGCTTGCGGCTGTGGGGAATCCACAGGAATTATGGAAGGACCGACAAGTGTCGGGGAAGAAAGGAAATTTGAGAGAGGTAGTGATCAATCGATTTGAACAGCAGAGCGGAGGGCTAGGCAGCAAGAGACGAGATCAGATAAGCGGTGGTCGATTTGAACAGGAGTGAACCAGCAAGAGACGACACGAAACGAAGCGCGAGTTGAGCGCAAGGAGACAAGAGTAACAAATAAAAGGGCAGAGGTAGGATTGGACCTACATGCGGAAGAAGTGGGATCTGACACCAGAAGGTGACTGTATCAGTAGTGGGCTAAGCAACCAGGGCAGGAAGCAGTACCACGAACGGTATGGGACCGAACAGGAGCGCGGGAGCATTTGTGAGATGCAGCGGGGGCGTCCAGACTAGAATAGGACGGTAGAAGCAGGAGGGTCAACCAGGTGTATGCAAGACAACCGGGCGGCCAAAAGGCTTTTTAATTTTGTATTAGACCAAAAGACGGGCAATTTAGAAAATTGCGAATTGTGACAATGAGGGGGCATTGAGACCGGGGACTGGAGTAAAGACAGTGGGGGGAACAAACAAACAACAACATCTAGATATGCAGTGTAAGTTGCGGGAAAGCAGAACTATTGTTGAATAAATAGGGAAGAGGAAAAGACATCTTAACGTGATGCAGAACGCACAATTTGGGTTCGAGTGGAAGAACGGGGGATATTGTAATTTTTAATTGACGGGCAGGGCAGACCGGGCTTGAGAGCCATGAGTAGGGAAGTTTAACGCCGAAAGAAGAGGCGGAAAGCATAAGATTAGAGTCCGGGCTTATCATGTGGACGGGAGCGACGACGAATCATAGCTTGCGCATTGGACCACCAGCGGTGTGTTCGGGCATGGTGGGGTGGCGAGCGTCAGAGTCGAGGAGATGAGACTGGCCAGCGGCGACAAAGCAACCGACGAGATCAGAGTATTGTTGTGACTCGGGGGGAACGAAGCCAGACATCTGATCAGCGACGGAACGCCAGTAGTCTTCGTCGGTGCGACCGCGGGAAAGGGCAATCTCGCAGCGCCAGAGGAGGCTCTCAGAGTCGCAGCGAAGCTCGGGGTAACCAAACAAGTATCCGGAGAAGACACCAGTGCGGCCTGTGGAAGGACGACCGACGAAGGTGAGAGGGGATACGAGCCGACCAGTGGGCACGACGATACGATCGCAAATGAAATCGTCTCCGTTAAAGAAGTAGGAGACGCGACGATCGAGACCGAAGTTGGTGAGTGTAATGACAGCATTGCGGAGGGAGTTGAGGGACCAGGTGTAGCGATCACCGGAATTCTCCATGATGGCGATGGGGCCGCACCAGGAGGAAACCGAAAGACGCCGCTGAAGGTAACCGGCAATGTAGTCAAAG